TGCCGGCGCCCGGGCTTGGGCTGCTGGCGCGGGGTGATGAGTGCGTCGCGCAGGCTCATGCCGGCGGCGACGCGGCGGCGGACGGTCGTTGCGTGGACCGGGCTCTGGAAGTGCTCCACCAACTCGGCGATGGTCCCGGTCACGCCTTCGACGGTGAAGCGTCTGCTCTCGCTCCAGCGTTCGTGCGCGCGCTCCAGCGCCGCGGCCTGCGCCGGTGTGAACCTGCCGCGCGACGCTTCGTAGGCCAGGCGGTTGCCGAGCGTCGTGCCGTTCTTGGCCCACTCAATGGGCCCCATGGCTCCGATGATCAGGTCGAACTTCCAGCGGCCGATGCCCAGGGCCAGCCGGGTTGCGCGGCGGGATAGCCCGCGCGCGGCGGACTCCCGGATGAACTGTTCGGTGTTCATGCCGCCACCTGCTGCGGACTCGGGCGTAGCCGCCGCTTCCATGGGTCGTTCGCCCGGGCGTACGCGGCCATCGTGTTCGGGCTCACGCTGTTGCCGCACATGTGGACCTGCTGAGACAGAGTGAACCGCTGCCCGTTGTGGCCCCGCTCGATGATGTAGCTGTCGGGGAAGCCCTGGGCGCGGTACAACTCACGCGGTTTCAGCATTCGCAATCGGATGTCGACTATCACGTAGGGGCTGCCGCTGATCCAGACCGTGACCAGCGCCAAGCGGTCCTTGGTGGTTACGGTGCTGACCGGCTCGTCCAGCGGGCGGATGTTCTCGCCCATGCCGTGGTACTTCATCAGAAACGCCGCCACCCACACGGCGCCATCGAGCTGCTCCGGGGTCAGGCTGCTGGCGACCATTTCCGCAGTGACCAGGCCGTGGTGCGTGCCGCCGGCGCTGACCGTGTGCAGCGGCTCGTCGACGGCGGCCTGGCTGTGGTGCCGGCAGTCCGGTGAGGCGTGCAGCCAGCCCACGGTCTTGCCCTTCGTGCTCGCGATGGGGTCGATACCCCAGACATCGGTCGGCAGATGCTCGGCGTGCGGATGGTTGGCCTCGTGCATGCTGATTGCGGCCGGGTTGTGATTGATGGCCAGGTCGACCTTGCGGCCCAGGCCCATTTCCAGACCGGTGCTGGCTCCGCCGCCGCCGGCGAACAGGTCGACGATGATCGCGTCGTCGGCGGCGTCCAGGGCCAGGCCGTACTGGGTTTTGAAGTCGAGCGGGGAGGGCTTCTTGAGGGAAGTCATGCGGTGGGTTCCTTGGTCGGTTTGCGGTAGGTCTTGGTGAGTGCGCCGTTGATCGAACGCCCTCTGCGCAGCAGGACATTTGCCAGCGCGGCGCGGTCGACCTGGCTGTGCGAGGCCTGACGGAAGAGACCGAAGTAGGAGTTGGCCACTTCCAGAAGATCGTCTGCTGGTGCAGCAGCTACCCTGCGCATGGCTTCCTTCACCGTCCGTTTCCGGGTGGTGCGCCGCCAGGGCTTGATGACGTGGCCCACGAAGTCGATGCCTCGATCGACCGGCTGCAGGACGGTCTTCGATGGGTTCAGCCTTGCGCCAAGCCCAGGCAGGAAGGCCTCTATCGCCGCCAGCCATTCGTTCAACTGCTGCGGCGATTCGTGCAATAGCAGGAAGTCGTCGACGTAGCGGATGTAGTGCTTCGCCCGCAGTTGGTGCTTCACGAACTGGTCAAGGTCGTTCAGGTAGATGTTCGCGAAGAACTGGCTGCTCAGGTTGCCGATGGGAAGCCCGAGGTGTGCCGCCTGCGCCGTCAGCCTATTGTGCTGCGGGACCTTGTTGAACAGCCCTCTACGGCTGCGCACCTCGTAGTCGGCGCGCGGGTCATGCCATAGGACCTGCAGCGCCAGGCGGCGCCACCAAGGCTCGTCGATCAGGCGCACCAGCTGGTTGGTCAGAACACGCTTGTCGATGGCGACGAAGAAGTTCGCCAAGTCCATCTTCAGGTAGTGTGCCGGTCGCCTCCAGTTCTGTGTCACGCTCCGCACCTTCGCCTCCAAACGCTCGGCGGCGTACAGCGTGCCGCGCCCGGGGATGCAGGCGCAGCTGTCAGCGATGAACTTCGCTTCGATGCTGGTGCCGATGCGGTTGTAGAGAAGGTGGTGGACGATCCGGTCCCGGAAAGCGGCGGCCCAAACTTCCCGGGCCTTCGGTCGGGTGACCACGAAACAGATGGAGCGACCTGGGCGGTAGGAGCCGGACACCAGGTCCTCGTGCAGGTTGATGAGATTCCGTTCCAGGTCCATCTCGAAAGCCAGCGCGCTGGCGCTGTTGCGCTTGGTACGCCGGCAGTCGTAGTAGGCCTGGACAAGATCTCGGAATGGATAGGGCGCAACAGTTGGATCTGCGGACGGGGCGGACGCGAAGCTCGTTGTTCTTGTCGTTGTTGTTCTGGTTGCCATCGTTGAAGTTCATGTTGAAGGCGTTGTTGGCGGAGCGCTGCGACCAATCGTGCTATCTACGTCGCCCGGTCGATTGCTCACCCGGGAAACTGCACCGGACCTGTCCAGCCGTTCCGCTGGTGGTTTCCGTGATGCGCATGGCGGTGGCCAGAAGGCCAGCGGCACGACCAGATTCAATTCGCACAGACCTGACCGCCGTGACGGTCAGGTAGCGGGCGCGGTTGCGGTGTTGCGTTTCCAGGCATTGGCCTGCTTTCCGATAGAGGCGGTTACTTCCATCGTCATGGCGTGCTGGGAGACGCTGATAAAGCGGTTGTCCTTGAACAGGCGCATGAGCAGTTCGATCACCTGGACCTTCTCGACCAGCAAGGTCAGGTGCGGACGCTTGTCGCGCGCTGCGTTTGCCCTGGCGATGAGCATGAGCACGTCAACGCATTCGTCGATAACCCTGCGCCCCAACGACTGCTTGAGTTCGCGCGGAATGTTCCGGGTGAGGTTCGTGGCCATCTGCAATAGACCGCTTGCGGCCTTGTAGATGGAAAGCTCGGTGTGCATCGCCATGGCATCCCCCTCCTTGGGAAGCCGCCCGTTGCCGGGCGGTCAAATGAATGAATTACTGAATGATTTCGCTGCGGACGGGGCGGACGCGAAGCTCGCCGTACTTGCCGTTGCCGTTCTGGTAGCCATCGTTGAAGTTCACGAGGAAGGCGTCGTAGGCGGAGCGCTGCGTGCTCGACCAGTACCAGTTGGGTCGGAAGGCTTCCGCGCCACCAGCCTTGAATGCCTCGACCAGGGTCTGTACCGGCGATTCCTCGCTGTACAGGTCGCCGGGCGGAAGGCTGGAGTGGTTCTCGCCGTCGCGGCCCCAGGCGTAGTTCTTGTCGGTGGTCGGCTTCAAGTTGCGGTACTGCAGTTCCTGTACGTCGCGCGCCGGGATAGCCCAGTCGGAGTGGCCGCCGATCTCCAGCGCGAGAACCTTCTGAGCCAGCTCGCTACCGGAGGCGGCCATCGCCTCAGTGTTCGCACGGCTATCGGTCAGGCTGTCCGCGCCTTCGATCTTGACGCCGTACTCGCCCCACTCGCCGACCAGCTCATGCTCGGCACCGGCGGTGATGGAGACGTAACGCTTGCCATCCTGGAGGTAGAAGCCTGAGACGAAACCTCCGCCGTAGGCCTGACCGATTTCAGGGAGGATGGTTGCTTCCTGTGCTGCTGCTTGCATGGGTGGTTCCTCTTTTCGGGCAACAAAAAAGGCGCCGATGCGCCCTGGAGATGTGCTGGCCTGGCGGCCAGATGAATTACTGAATGATCAAATGAACATTCTGCGGACGGGGCGGACGCGAAGCTCGCCGCCCTTGCCGCTGAGGCTCTGGTTGCCATCGTAGAAGCCCATGTAGAAGGCGTAGTAGGCGGAGCGCTGCGTGCTCGACCAATACCAACGGTCCTTCGCGAACAACTCGGGAGCGTTCAGCCAGCCCTGATACAGCTCTGCTGCTGCCGGTAGATAGAAGTCAGAGTGCCCATCGGCCTCGAACTTGGTGCACGCGGTAGCTGCCGGGTGGTTGCCCTCGGCCAGGAGAGTCTGGGTGTTGGCGAAACCATCTACCTTGCTGGCTGCGTCCGACTCATCTCCACGACCGCCCCAGGCATGATCGCCAACGTCCTGGGCAGCGAAGATCAGGTAGTGGGCGGGGGCGCCGTCGCGGGCCGGCACGAAACCACCGTTGTGGCCGCCCTCACCGGGCCAGTATTCGCCAAGCGCTGGCGTGGCCCGGTCGCTAGAGGTCGTTTCGTTCGCAGCAGGTACGGCAGGGATTTGCGGAAGACCGACATGAGCCAGGGCTGCAGCGACGAACGTGGTTGCAACAACGTGTGCCGGAACCTTCAGAACTAGGCCTTCCGGTGTCTTTACGGTGATCATTTCTCGTTTCATGGAAATCTCCTTGTCCTGTAGGGGATCAGGCCGCAGCCTGTTGCTGCTGGTCGACGAGTTGCCCGGCGTCGATCCAGACCGCCTGTAGCCAGGCCGGCGTCTTCGCCATCGGTTCCTTGAGCGTGCCGGCGACGATCACTGAGTCGATTTCCTTGTCCATGGTCACGGCACGCAGCAGTGTCAGGGCCTGGCTACGACTCGGCAGGTCCAACACATCGAGGCGATCCAGCAGCGCCAGGCGTAGGCCGGAGATCGTCGCGATGGCCAAAGCGATGGTCGTGTCGCACCGCCAGCGCTCCGACTCGGACAGCAGGCCGTACAGCCGGCCGCCGAACGTGACGTCGATGTCGGCGCTGATCTGCACGGGCGACCAGCCGGCGGTGCCGGATAGGCGCTGCAGCAGCTCGTTCACCGGCCCGATCGCGTCGGCCAGGATCTCAGCCGGGATGCCCGCGGGGGAAAGGGCATCGGCCAGGGCGCTCCATGCGCAGACCTCGGCGTGGAAGCCGGCGGCCTGCTTGATAACGTCCTGGCGCTGCGCGGCGGCGTTGAACGCTTCCTGCAGCGACTGCACCTTGGCCTGCTGTCGGTCACGCGCCTGGCGCAGTTCATTGATCGCCTGTTCGCCGTTGGCGATCGCCTCGGCGCTGGGCGCCTGGGCGGTTTCGGCTTCCAGCGCGGCGGCCTGCGCGGCGGCGTCCTCGCTCTCCTTCAGGTCCCGCTGGCTGTTGGCGACGGCCCGCTGAGCGCTGGCAAGATAGCCGCGGTATTCCTCCAGGCGTTTCGCCGCCTCGGGATCGGCAACCTTCGCCGGGGGCTGGTGCGCGACCAACTGTCCGGCCTGCAGGTCCACGGCGCCCTGGCAATGAGGGCAGGTCAGCGGCTGGTGGGCGGGCTCGCCGCTGGCGGCGGCCTCGGCTGCCATCACCTTCTCTGACCATTCGTCCT